CGAATATACCGCGTGGGTCGCTAAAGCCGAAGCTGTAACGCTCACGAGCCTTGTAGCGTACATTCCCAGTTTCGAAGTCGCCTTCGAAGCCAGTGCTCATTGAAGTACGCTGGAACATCTTCATGCCGTTAGGCGCGTCAGTCATGATGAAGAATGCGTCAGGGTCAGTCAGATAGTGGTTGACTGTGTAGCCCTGAGGCACCATTCCCATGTTGCGAACGGCGTTGATGTCGTTATCCGCTGTGCCTACACGGAGAGTAGACTTGAGGATACGGTCAGCAGTGAACTGGAGTTCCTTTGGAATTACCAGCTTAGTGCCCTGTACCGCAATCTTCAGGCCACGCTCATCAGTGAAAGCGGCGATGTCAATCAGAGCCTGCTCAAGAGAGGTTTCTGAAAGGTCTGCCGCAGTGGCAAGCTCGTTGGCAAGATCAGCACCACCAAGAGTGGGGTGATCATCAGCACAAAGAGGCTTACCGTCACCACCGATAGAGGTTGTGAAGGCATTGTTCAGGATAGCGGCGGCCTTGATCTGCTTGGTCGTCGCCATAGAACGTGCGAGTGCTTTAGTGTAACGCTTCGCAAGACTATCGTAGAGGTTGTCCTCAATAGCTTCCTCAGTCAGTGAGAAGGCCAGTGCGATGGTCTCGTGTGTGTAGCGCGCTGTGTAAACTTCCTGTGCCTGATCGTATGCAACGCCAGCACCTTCTGATTTCACAGGGGCTTCACCGAAGCCAGATAACATTACCTCCTCTTCGAAAGCACGGTCAGATGACTCGGTTTCGTAGACTTCAGCATGCTCATTATCGTAAGAGCTGTACTCCAGACCGAACAGGGCGTTCAGACCGGGCTCAAGCTCTTTCACCAGTTGTGCGCGAGAAATAGCCATGTCGTATTACTCCTTACTGTCCGGCAACACCAGCACTTCCGTACAGGTGTTCATTGATTTTAACAACGACGACAGCGTTAGCACCAACAGCATTGTTGGGTACATCCCAAAGACCAACGATCTTCAGGTTAAGAGCCGCAGTAGTTGCGATTGAGGAGGTATCCAGCTCGTTAGCAGAAACACCAGTAGTAGTGCTACCAGTGCCTACAACGATATCAGCATTCTTACCATAGTCGGCGGCACTAGAAGTGCCATCGTTCTGGATGATGAAGAGCTGATTAGGATCGTCAATTACGTCAGCGACAATCTTGCCCTGAGTAATGTTGACGGAACCCGGATAGTAGTTGCTCCAAGTGGGTTTACCAGTTGTCGGATCAATGTAATTACAGCCATTGAACACACCTACAGCCGCAGAGTGGCTGGCAGGATTGAACTGGAGAATATAGCCATCTTTCAGAGTGACTAGGTCGCCCTGATAAATAGCTCCGGCCTGATTGTCGGCAATTTCGTAACCGTACTGCTTCTGAGAACCAGAGGCGGAGAGATTGCCAAGCGGACGTAGGCCAAACGCTTTATCGACATTTGCCATGATCTTTGTCCTTTTTCAAAGGTTAATCAGTGTTCCCACCACGGGGTCCACCGAGTGACACACGGCTGTTTCGTTCTGGTGAATTAATCTTCATGCTCGAGTGAGCATTAGATTTCATCAAATCGTTGTCAGCCGCAGAAATTTGGTCCTGTGTCCGACTTGAATAGTATGCTCGACGTTCTTCGGCTGATTCCTCGGGAATACGTGCAAGCACCATTCCTCCAGAATTAATGACTCCGGCGTATTCGCCGTCCTCAATATGTGCTGTGTGATAATCAGGATATTCGTCAGCGCGAACCAGCTCATATCCTTCACGTAACTTCGCAGTCACGTTCATCTTATCTTCAGCACCAGCGATGTTCATCCTAATCCAGCGGTGTCTATAACCCTCAGGAGCAGGAGGAGCATCCAGCCTAGAAGGTGGTGCCCATGGTTTGCGTTGCGCAGTTGCCTCACGAGTTTCAGTATCGCGGCTAGTGCGTTTTAGGGATGGTACTTTTTTAACGTCATCACTCATAGGATCAATCCTTCACATGTCTGGCATAGTCTTCAAGAGAGACTCCCAGTTTTTTGGCTATCGCAACCTGACTTGGTGTCAGCTTTACAGTGCGGCGTGCGTTATTTACTCCCGATGAACGGGTTGCAGGTGCCACCGTTTGCACGGGACGGGACGACCTGTTGTCTTTTTGCGCAGGCTCTTCGTACTCCTGCGGAAACATTTGGCGCATGCGCCTATCTATTTCATCATAATACTCGTCGGTCGTCGGGTCAAACCCTTCGTTTTTAACCAACTCGTTATGAATTCCGTACACAGTATGCGTCATTACGGTGTTCGTGCCAAACCATGGGTTACTTTCAGCCCATTCTTCGGCCCTAGCGTCCGGCTGTCTTCTTGGCTGAAGGACCTCAGGCTGTTCCTGCTGGACAGGCTGTTGTGCCTGATGCTGTGCCTGTTGGACCTGCTCACCTAAACGCTGTTGCTCGTAGACCAGTGAGGTCAAACGCTGTTGTGCCTCAGTTTCGGTGTCAATGTCACCTTCTTCACGGGCTTTCCTAATTACCTGTTTTAACGCAGTAATCTGTGATTCAGCCCTGTTCTGAGACTCCGTCAGCCTTTCAGTGCTGGTCTGACGATACTGCTCTTGCAGAGAAGTGTTCTCTGACTGCATTTTTTTCGCATATTCTAAGGCGGCTTCTTCGCGGCGTTGAGCCTCACGAAGCCTAGCGGTCATCTTATCAATGCGCTTTTTAACCTTAGTAGAATACTCGTCAAGGTCCTCACCCTTAGGCTCTTCCTGCTCGGCGGCTTTCTCAGGCTCAGGAGCGGCCTCCTCTTCTACGACAGGAGCCTCCTCTTGTTCAGCGACTTTGGCATCACTACCGTCTTCGTTCATTTCGACAGTAGTTTCCTGCTCATCCTCGCCAACATTAAACTGTAATTCGTCTGTAGCTTCTTGTGTCACTTTTATATCCTCACATATGCAGAATGTTTTCTGGGTCGCTTACAACCCCAAGAATCTCATCGTCATTCAGTAGCCTGATCTCTCCGCCATCTATCTGCAATCGAGACCCTGCGTACTTCCCAAAGATTATCCAATCGCCTTCCTTACACCATGGCCCCGTTGGGTACCTCGACTCATCTGAATATGCTAAATCGCCCATCTTCAAAACATAGCCCACGTTGGTGGCTAACTGTGTTCTCTTCTGAGTTTCTTCAGATAAGACAATCCCGCCCTTACTGGTCTTAGCTCCGCGATAGGGCAGAATAGCTATTCGCCAGCCTGTAGGGGATGGAATAAGGTCTAAAATGGTATTAGATAACCCCTCTTCTGATATCTTGCCATCGTCGTTGTAGGCGTCATCAAGAGAAGGCTTCTTGTCTTTTTTGTTTTGCTCCCACTTCTTTTCAAGGGGAGTCAATTCAGCTTCTGCCATGTGCTATCGTCCTCTGGTTTATAATTCTTCTCGTTTTTCTAGCTGTGTTTTCACAGCTTCTTCAACAAGTCTTAAACCTTCCAGACGACCCATGAGATACTTATAGCGTTCCATATCGGTAACGCCACTGAGAATCATTGTCTCAGTGTCCCGTTCTAGCTTTCTAATTTCTTTCAGAACGCTTTCCGCGAATTCCAGCATGGTGTATCCATGTTATGCAGACGATTTAGCCTCGTCTGGTTGGCTTTTTCTTCTTTGCAGGAGACTTGCGTGCAGTGCTAAGTGCAATCGCTATCGCCTGTTTTTGTGCTTTTTTCTTACTGCTTGGTTTACTTGAGCCGATCTTACCAGTTTTTTTGTAAGACGACACAATTTCCTTAATGTTCTTTGATACGGTCTTCTTAGATTTTCCCTTCTCCAAAGGCATCGTATTATCCTTTCGGCGCGTAGATTCTTTCTCTAGCTACTTCGCTACGCTGATCTGCAATCTTCTCTTGTGACTGAATCCTTGCATCGCTTGACCTAGCATTCTCTTGAATGCGCATCTGCTCGTTAGCGATCTGCTGTTGCTTGATCTGGGCATCAGCCTGATCCTTAGCCGCACGTTGCTGGAGTTCCTGCTCCTTCAACTGAACCACTGGGTCAGCCTGTGGTGCGCCAGACAGCTCTGTCTGCATGGCCTTCATTTCCTGCAAATATTGCGTAACCTTCAATGCAACAAGGGCCTCTTTCTCGAGGTCCGATGCCATCTTGTCTGGGTCTGTGCCGTACTGCTTGAAGAGTTCTGCCTCAGCGTCCTCTTCGGCTTTCAGTCTAATGTGCTGGAGGGTATGCTTTTGCAGTTCTATTGCCGCCATGGGGTTAGCTTGTAACATGGGCGACATTCCCATAATCAAGTGAGCGGCAATGTGCGCATCGTGTTGCTGTCCTGCAAATGCTTTGAGCTCCATGCCATCAATTACGTTGATGTTCTCAGTGGCTGGGTCCACAGGCATCTGGTTGGTCTGAACCTTCAGAATGCCATCGATGTCACGCACGTTAAGTGCCTGATACACACGGTAATAGGCTTCATACATGTTGTGCATCTGCGGCGCACTTTGAGCTAACTGCAACTGGGTTTGTGCCAGTGTAATACGCTGTGCGGCAGAGAAGATATTGGGGTCCGCCATAGGCAGAACCGCAACCATATCGTCAAAGTCTTTCTGTTTGATAGTACGAGAAGCACCCGGTACGTCGTATGGGTACTCGTCTGGCAAGAAATGACCGAAGCCTTCTGCCAGCATCTCAAATTCTTGTGTCTGAGCGTAGTAAAGACGCTTATGAATGGCTGACATTACCATTGAGCCACGTTCTAACAGCGCAATTGTTGTTCCTACTGCCGCCTGCTGGTTTGCATCGCCGACCTGCATGTCTGCAATGCTGGCAAGACGTCTACCGGCATCAACAGTGAAGCCTAGTAACGTAAATAGGGTCTGAGAGGGCTCTTTGTAAGGCAGTGGAAGCAGAGAACTAGTCAATTCTGCACCGCCAGCGTCAATATCACGCCATTCGCCGGGTTGAATCGGGTTATCGTCGTCTGCAATACGCGCACCCTTGGCTTTAAAGCCAGCAGGGAGGTTAGATAGCGTGCCTGCGTCCAATAATTGGCGCAATGCCATGGTTGCAGTCTTAGAAAGGCCGCCAATCAAGTGAACAAAGCCTAAACCGTAGGCTCCGGGGCCCTCTACTAGCACATAATGGACAAAATATTCCCTTCTGCACTTGTATTCGTCGTTTTCTAGCCAGTTTCGGCGCACGCCGACGACCTGACCGCTGTTTTCGTCGATTGTAACGACGTAAGGTAGCTTAATTCCTGTCTCTTTGCCCTTTTCATCAACATCTTCGAAGCCGGGAATGTCCAAATCGACCTGAAATTCCAATAAAAATATCTCTTCAGGCTCTCCGGTAGCTTCAACACCAGTAATACGGTCAATTGAGTAGCGAATATTGTCGTTAGAAGACGATGAAGACTCGGGTTCAATGGCTACATCAAGGTATTCACCCGCCACAACGCGCTTTCTGAACTCATTTTCGTCCATCGAGATGCGATGCGTGATGCGCGGACACTCAGAAATAACACTTGAGCCGTTATATGGGATGTATAAGTCGTCTGGCAGGACCAATCGGGACACCATTCGACCTAACTGCTCATCGTAGTAAACCTTTTTGAAGGTCGAACCACCGTATCCAGTATAGAAAAGTAACTGATCGAACTCCGGCGTGTATTCTTTCATCACCGTTGTGATCTGATAGTTCATAAAATCCTGCACGCGAGACGCCTGCTGGACCTTATCAAGTGTTTCTTTGCCTAGTGTCTGAGTTCTAACCGGACCACCGGCAGGCATCAGCTCTTTGAATGCCTGAGACTGGAACTGAACAATCGCCTCGGTAAGCATTGGATGTACCGCGCCAGCGGCACCACGGAAAGGACGGGTTCTTTCTTCGATCTTCAAGCCTAATAGCTCAAGGCCCTTGGCATACATTTCTTCCCAGTCTTCACGAGAAGCACTATCCGCCTCGAACAGAGCCAGTAGGTCTATGGAAATACGGGACAGGTCACTTGGGTCAAGGACCTCGGCAAGGTTGCTGTAAAAATCTACGTCATTCTCTTGAGAGACTTCGACAGTAGCACTGCCGTCCTCTTCAAGAACAACTTCAATCTCAGGAGCCTCTTCTGAGATCGCAATGATTTCAGAATCAGGAGCAAGATTTACGACTTTATCGACTGCCATAGCGGTAATCCCTAGATATATCTGCGCTCATTATACACACGTTCTACGTTGCCGCCACGTTTGAAGTATTTAGGGGGAGGACCGGGATCAATCAAATGCTCTGGGCTTTCAACAGGTCGCGTCTTCGCTTTCTTAGCTAATACTAACGGACCTACTTGAATAACCTGTTCTGCGTCAGCCACCGGCATGCCGTCTGCCTTACGATAGAAATAGCTGTGCCTAAACGGATTCATGCCAACTTCTACCCAGTCACCTGCGTCAGGTGCAGTGCCGTCTAGTATGCTCTTAGCCATCTGCTCAACTTCTGCTGGGTCCATGTTTTTCCATGCACCGTTCACTCGAGCAATGGTTCCTTTGGGAGTTTTTCCGGTTGCCATGCCCAATGCCGCTTTAGCATTAGACTGGAAGGTTACATCGTCTAAAACAGCGGTTTGTCCATACGCAAGTACGTTACCATTTCTAACAGTGCCATCATGAAGCGTCACGACCCAAGTGTCATAATCTCTATACGCGGGAATATCTAGTCGAGAGGAGATCATTGTGCCGTCTGGGATATCTGTGTTTACTCCCACTATGCCACCAGTGTTCGTTTCATCCCGCTTCACTAGCGACATGGCTATTTCTTCGAGAGAGGGTCTCTTAGGAGCTTCGCCTATAGGAACAATAGGCATCTTGTCTTCAACTACCTTAAGATATTCTTGAGTAGTTATCTCACCGTTTTGAAGTTTTTTTGCGGCATCTTCAACTTCAGGCACGCGCTTCTGCGTAATGCCTTTATTAGCGTCGCGGTATGCTTTTATTTGATCTTCAGTAAGACCTAGCTTTTGTTTAGCATCCCCAAGACTACTTCCGTAGGTTTGGAAGAGAATCTTACCCTTATTATCTTTTACTATTTTCGGGCCTTTACCGCCCCTGTCAGGCACAGACGTTACTGCTTCTTCGCCTTTGCGGTAGGCGGAGTTAAGCTCGAGATTCCTTGTCCAGCCGTACTTGTTGGCGAACTCGGTTTCGACCGCTTCGATTCTGGGCTCAAGCTCCGTGACGATATCACGAACGACTTGCTGAAGATCGGGTCGTCCGGCGAGTCTACCGTCGTCCAAATACCCTTCGCCATTTACTTTCTCCTTCCAGTTGTTTCCTAAGTATCCTGTATCAGCGGTGAACCTACGTGCATTAAATGACTCACCACCCTCGAATTCTATATCACTTAGTGCCTTGTTTACAACCTCTTGGAAGTCAGTATTTGGCGTCTCAAGATAGTCAAAGTTAATGAT